CTGTCCTGTGGGTCGTAATATTTAAGTTTCACCACCATCGCGTTTAGCACGCGGGTCGCTAACGCCCATAATGCGTCCGTAATCGCCTTGTTTATAATCTATATGGGGTATACCAAATGCTCTGTATATGCCATGGCGTTCCAATTGTGTTTTGGTCGCATGGTGTGTAGCGCATAGGCTTTGGAAGCGGTTAATGTAAAACGCTTCTTCGCTTATGTGTGACCATGGGAACAAATGGTCAACAACGGTGGCGGGTGTAACACGACCTTCTGCGTGGCATGCTACACATAATGGGTGTTTACTTAATTGAATTTGCCGTAACGTTACCCATTGCGCCGTATTGTATTTAGCGTTAAAGGCTTCCCGTTGTTTGTTTGTCTTTGGGTTATACGTTTGTGCATCGCGTCCACCATGCTGTATGCAATAGCCGTTTAACCTTGATTTAATATTATTACAGCCAAGTGATGCGCATTTGGTGTTACTTGGTATCGTTGGCATATTTAAACGACCACGTTTTAACGTCCAATCTAAACCCAGCGTTATTGCCGTTGTTAATGGCTCGGTTACGTGTAAACCCTGCATTGCCACGTTGCATGGACCCGCCCACAATTACCTTGTGTTTACGCGACACATCATTTAACCGCCATTTTGGGTCGCGCCTTAATGCGTTATATACGGGTATGCTGGAAAACTTACCCATTACCTCATAATTTTTGTCTTGGACTAATTGTGCGCATTTGTTTAAAAAATGTATGCCCAAGCCAAAGCCACAATAATCAGGGTGTATTACAAGCCGATTAAAATGCAATTGCATCTTTGTGCCAGCGCGATGTGGCACGTAATTGGTAAAGGCTAAAAAGCCAATTTGATTAGCCCCATCCCATAAGCCGTAAAACAGTTGCTTGCCACCGGCTAAACGTTCGCTTAAATAGTGATAGCGGCTAAAGTAACGCCATGTGTGCCTATCGGTTTCATAGACGTTAAATCTGAGTTGTTCTTGTCGCTTATAGTCCCGCCAAAGTGACCTCCGGTCGGTGTACGTCTGTTTATTAGCGTCAATTACCCAATCAGGGTTTAACCATTCAATTACATCGTAATGGCATGACAATAATACAATGCGCTTGCCTGTTTTGCGTGCATGTTTTTGTATGCAATGGCTCATAACCTTGGCAACGGTTCGGTCAACAACGCTTGTCCATTCATCAATGACAATCATTAAATCGTCTTCGCGTGCCATTTGTAACGCGCATTCCGCACGCGCTTTTTGACCATTGGACAATGTATATGCGGGACGTATCCAACATGGCACGCTTGTTAATCCAACGCCACATAGCATTTCAGCGCATTGGTCGTATGACATGGATTCTGGAAATTGCTCAATAATTGGCTTTTGTGGGTCCAATATTTCGTTAAAGCAATTGTCACCCCATATATGCTTGGCAAGGGTCGTTTTGCCGCTACCCGATGCACCCACAACCAAACCAATGTTAAATGGGCTTTGTATGTCCGCTTTTACTTGGAAATGGTGCGTGGATTTTTTTTCTGCGTCAATATCGAGGCTATTAGCCGCTTTAATTGCGCGGAACGATTTGGATACGGGCGATGCAAGGGTTAACTCAAAATTTTGCATTCAAAACCTCGCTTTTGCATTTCTTCATAAAGCGTTTCCAATTCCCGTTCGCCTGTACATTCAATTAGCAATGTATTACGGCTTTCATCGGTTGGTTCTTTAAAATCTTCGTCCACATTGGGGTCGGTGAAATTTAACGCTTTTAATTCATCCGCATTAAAGCCCGTCAACCCAAGGTCATAACCCGCGTCTTGTAGGCTTTCAATTTCAAATGCAAGCATTTCGGTATCCCAACCCGCATTTAAAGCCAATTTGTTATCAGCAATAATGTATGCGCGGCGTTGTTCATCCGTCATGTTGCCCAATTCAATGGTGGGCACTGTTTCATAGCCCAATTGTTGCGCGGCTTTTAAACGCCCATGTCCCGCAATAATGCCATTTGCACCATCCAACAAAATGGGATTGGTAAAGCCAAATTCTTGTAGGCTTGCCACCAATTGCGCAATTTGCGTATCGCTGTGCGTGCGCGAATTTTTGGCGTATGGGGTTAAATCGGCTGTTTTTTTGTATTTAATTGCAAGTTTTGTATTGTCTTGTTTCATGGTGTTATTTCAAGAATTTTAATTTGTAAACAGTTTGGTTTAACAATGTAGCAATGCTGTCGATTTCGTTTTGGATTTCGCTGTCCTGTGGCATTTGTTCGCGGTAATCGCGCACGTAATTGCGTAGGCTAACCATGTATGGCAATGCGCCAGCGTCACCGGTTCCAAACATGGACGGGTAAGGTTCAATAATGGTTTCGTATGCACCTTGGATTGATTCCACCAACCCATCAACCAATTCAGGTATTTCATCGTAATACGCCGCCAATGCAACGTGTTCGCTATACGATTTGCTTTTGAAATGCATCAAATGTGTAATTGTTGCTGAATGTAACAACGTGCTAACAAATGTGCCAATTGCCTTGTTATCCATTTCTGCTTCCTTAAAACCCGATGCGTGCGCCGCTTGACCCACTTGTATAGCCTTTTGCTTGGTGTCAAAAGGTCCTTTGCTACCCCAATACCATCCGTCCGGTTGTTTGATAATTGGCATAAATTTACCTTTTTTGATATTGTCTGCGCTTGCAAGATTTCATGCAACCACAATTTGGTTCCACTTTCCAATTGGGTACATCGCCCCATTTTCTTAGCATATTAGCCAACGTTTCCCGCATTAATTTACACGGCTCGTCCAACAACAAACGCTGTCGGCAATCAAAACATGTAAACGCATAACCGCCATGATGTTGCTTTGTTTGTGCATAAGCGCAATCCCTACATATTTTGGCGATTGGTTCTTTTGTCATACGATTGTATGAACAATTGGCAATTTTTGCTGGTGATACGTGTACAACCAAACTGTTTTACGTCCACGCGCTTGTTCATTTTTAATTGGTTCGCGTGTTACGTAACGTTGACGCATCAAATAACACAATGACATTGAAATTTGACTGGATTTCAATTCAGGCAAAGCATGGCGTATGTCCGTTAATGTCAACGCATTGTCCGCTGATTTAAAAATGCTACGCACTTTGGATGCCGCGTTTGCCATAAAAAACCCCCATGTATTAGATGAGGGTATGATAACAAATATCTAATATCTGTCAAGACGTTAATACAGCAACAGCACGATTTTTTATCGTATCGCCATTGCCAAACCATGCGTTGTTTAAGCGTGCATCATCTGTACGCGATGGGTGGTGGTGGTCAAAATATTCGGTTACGGAATTAAGCAACGCCCATTTGCTATCACCAACCAATTCCGCGCCTTTTGCTTCGCCGTTAAACAATGCCAAAATTTTGTTATACGGACGATTTTTCTCCAAATTTAAATCGGGATTGCTTAATTGGTCGGCAGTAAACAATATGCGTTTAACGAAATTATCGGCTTGCGCGGCTGTAATACGTTGACGTTCCAAATGTTTAGCCATTTCCATAAATGCATCAAACGATGATACGGCAACGCCTAATTTGGACTTCATTAACTCGTGGTCAAACTTGCGTGCATGCGTAAAGGACACGCTATGTGCGCTGTCTTGCAATGATAACGACAATGTGTTGTTACACACTACACGAACGCTTGTAAACCGCGCTGTGGTTGCCAGTGATTTATCTGCCGATGTGGACAGCAATAAGAAACCGCCAATGCCATCGCCTTGAGCAACTTCCCCAAATTTGCCAGTTTCTGCCAATGCCCACAAACGCTTGCCACCAAACAATGTGCCGGCTGTATGCAAACGGAAACCCGATTGTTCGACCAAATCACGGAAAAATTCCAATACTTCTGCGGGTTGGACAACCTGATAACGGTCGGACACAATTGACAATGGTTCGTTATTGTCACTGCGATACAAAACGTTTTGCTTGGGTACGCGATGGACTTCGCCATACGTGCCTTCAGGGATAAAACGTGCGGGTGCAGATTTAATATCCCAATCCATGCCAGCGGCTACGCGCCATTGTTCAATGCTTGCGTTTTGGTCAAGTTCCTGACCCAAGCCATGCCATGGAGTTTCGCCAACAAAAGCCATTTCGGTGTAGCCATTTGCGCGGATAGTAAGTTCGTGTGCCATGATTAAATTCCTTTTAAATGATTAACGATTAATAAACATACATTGATTGGGGTGGCTAACGCCTTTGGAGTCGATGTAATTTTCACCACATCCGGACATGTATTCCACAAGGAACATTGCGCCACCCAATACAAACGCCAAACCAACCAAGGCTTGTAATACCCATGTGGCAAATTGTTTAATGAATTTCATGCTGTCACCTTTTTCTGTGGCATTGTGGCAAATTCTGTTAACGACACAAGACGCACGTTATTGCTGTCAATGCGCCAACCTTTGGCACGTGCAAAACGGATTGCTTGCATAAACGTGCAAGGGATTGTTACGTCACGCCATGTGTTGTCGTAATCGCTAAACAATACGATTAAGTAATCTTTTTTCCACGCTGTGCTTTTCATGATTGCTTCCTTTTTAAATGTTTAAAAATTTACGGCTTTTGTTGTTGCCGTATATGTATTATATCCAAAAGAACCAATGTATTACAATTATTTTGTGTTTCTGCAAAAATACAACGAACTTTATTAAAACTGGTAATGCCGGTGCGCATTGGGGGTACATGACGTTTTACGGGGAAAAAAAGGGGAACACCTTGCGATGTCCCCCAAATGGCAACTACGCCTCATTCTAATCAGAACGGGATTTCGCTGTCCTCAAATTCTTCCACAGGCGCGGCTTTCGGCTTGCTTTCGGTTTCGCCTTTGCTGGACAACATTTCCATTTTTTCACCAATAATTTTGGTGGTGTAACGGTCAACCCCATCTTTGGAATATTTCTCGGTTTTCATTTTGCCTTCAATGTAAACCTTTGAACCTTTTTTCAAATATTCCCCAGCAATTTCAGCCAACTTGCCAAACAATGCTACGTTGACCCATTCGGTAACTTCTTTAGCCTCACCGGATTTGTCTTTGTATTTTTCGCTAATTGCAATGCTGAAATTGCAAACGGCTTTTCCATCGGGCATAAAGCGCATTTCGGGTTCTTTGCCCAAATTGCCAATGCCAATAAATTTATTAACAGCCATGTTTAACCTTCCAATTTAATGATTAACTGATTGATTTCACCCAAAAACTGTATCGTTTCGGCTTCCATCTCTTTAATGAGATTTTCATCTCGGTCTGCACGCACAATCAATAAACGATTACGCTTGGGCAGTCGGGGGTCATAGGAAACAAAGTCACACCATTGGCGACCCGTTACCCATAATTGACATTGGATTTGTTTGTAATATTCCGGCGGGATTCTGTTTTCAAACAAATATCCGAGGTGCGTTGTCGTATTGGGGCACTTCACTTCGATGAGGCCTTCGTTGCCAACAAGGCGGTCGGGTGACACGCCAAGCCATGCAATTGTTGGATGCAACCAAAAACCTGTACGTTCAACAAAAACGTTTTGCGCCGCTTCGTATTCAATGCAAGCAAATTGTTCTTGTTCAATACCCCATTCCATAGCCGCGTTTGTGTAGGATTCCGCGCTTGTGTTTGTTAAACGTTCAGCAACCAATTTAACTTTGTATTTGTAACGCCCAACGGCTTCAGCAGTGCCTTTGCCTTTGGACATAACGTCTGCCATGTTGCTGGCTGTAACGTGACCCAAACGCGCTTGTTTCCACGCGTCCGAGCCTTGCTCAATGTTTATGTACGGCTGATTATTCATGTGTGTTACCCAATTGTTCTTTGCGTGCATCTTTAGCCGCTTCCAATTGGCGCATTGCGTCTTGGTTGCCTTTAACTGTTTTAACAGTTGCAATGTAAACCTCGCGCAATTCTTCCAACGTTTGCGTAATGGAAATTGCTTCCAACATTGTTGCCAAATCGATGGGTTCTTCCTCAACATGAGGCAAATCTTCACCGGCATACACATATAGCCCAATTCCAAACGTTGCAATGCATTTTGCTAAACAACGCATCATGGCATCGGAAATTTTGCGGGAATCGGGATTTTTAACCGCGTTGTTTTTGTTGTCCATAACAGGCAAATGCATGTACATGGACTTGCCCATGGCGTTAACAGTGCATGACACCATTACGGTTTCACCAAAATAAGTTGGTTCGTGAAACCCCCAATGCGCGGTCGGGTCTTCTTGCAAAAGGTAATCCACCGCCCATGCCCATGACAAATATGACAAATTGCCTTTTTTCTCAATGTGTTCATTAACATTAATTTTGCGTAATTCAATAAATGTTTTCATGATTGCCCCATTTCCTGTTTTGCTAATTGTTTTGCCTTGTCTTCACAATAATCGTGAACCATGTCACAAATGATTGTTCCAATCTCCAATGCACCCATGTGGCCTTTTGCAACGGCTTCTGTTAATCGGGTTTTGTACGGCTCAAGGTTTACGTCAAATAACGCATCCAAGAACATTTCGTAATTTTGGGGATTCCAATCAGTTTGCAAATGCCGTTCTGTGCGCATTTCGAATTCGTGCATGAATTCGTCTGATTCGTGTTTGCGGCTGTCTAGCCATTGGTCATAAACTCTACTCATACTTACTCCATTGTTGAACACAGCGCGATGTTGCGCTGAATGTATTATACACATACAATTGCCATATATGACAACAGAAAAATTAAATTTAATTGTGCCTTTCCCGCCAAGCGTTAACACGTATTGGGGTTTTAAAGGGTCAAGACGGTTTTTGACTGCACGCGCAAAATCGTTTAAAACGCTTGTAAATGCAGAGTTTCTTCGCAGTGGTCATGAGGGTTTTGCAAATGAAAGGCTACAAATTACCATTGCGCTGTACCCGCCCGACAAACGCATACGCGATATAGACAACGTTGTTAAATCAACATTGGACGCATTGTGCCAATCAGGTGTGTTTAATGATGATGGGCAAATAGACGTTCTGCACGTTACGCGGGAAAATGTAATTAAATGGGGGGCGGCTAAAATAATTTTAGAACCCATGCCACCATCATACATATCCGTGATATAGTTTTTGAAACACCGGCTAGGAATGGATTGATCCCCGTTCCGAAAAGAGTTAACCCTTCTCCTGCCGACTGTTTCTTTTCCAAGGGTTTAAAAAAGCGGTTCTATGCATTATTACCAATTTAATATTGCCGACTATCGGTCAGCAACAACGCATCTTTCAAATGAGGAAGATTTGGCATATCGACGTTTGCTTGATATGTATTATGACACTGAGCAAAAAATCCCACTGGATACCCAATGGGTTTCTAGACGCTTACGAATTGAAACCCATGTGGTTGCCAACGTGTTAAATGACATGTTTGAATGCCATGATGATGGTTATTTTCACCCGCGTTGCGATGTTGTCATTAAACAATTCAAAGAATTTGCCGAGGCGGGAAAACGTGGGGCGGCTAAGAGGTGGGGTAAGCCCCCTAATGGGGAGGCTAATAACCCCCCTAATGAACCCCCAATGCTAACTACTAACTATAAACCAATAACTAATAACCAATTTAAAGACAAACAGCGCGGCACACGCCTCGCCCAAGATTGGGTTTTAACAAAATCATTGGGGGAATGGGCACAAACGGAAAGACCCGATTTAAACATCCGTCAGATTGCCGAACAATTTAAAGATTATTGGATTGCGCAACCGGGTCAAAAGGGCGTGAAATTGGATTGGTCAGCAACATGGCGCAATTGGGTGCGCAACAGCAAAGCAACCAAAGCAAACCCTGCCGACATTATTAGGCTCACAGTTCCAGCGTCAAATGAGCCAGACGCCGCGCTTGCCAAGATTAAAGCAGACGAAAAAACAACCAGACCCCCAACCCAAGCCGAGCGTGAAATGCTGGCATCTTTAAAAAGGAAATCATGATGAGCAAAACATACAAACTGGCGTATTGCGATTACATCGCATCTGTCATACAGCATTCATTGCTAAACAGGGATACCGAGCATTTGTTAGACCAAGTGTCAGGCATTCAATTTGACCTTGGCGAACATGGCGAATTCTGTTCAACAACAAAAACCATTGATGTATTGGACATGCAAGGTAAGCAATACCGCGTAACGATTCAGGAATTGTGATGTTTGAACCAATCGCACTTGGATACGCAACGCCCGTCCATCAATTGAAATATTGCAACGTATGTGAATGCAACAAACCTCCCGAGGGTGGTATTGAATTTAATCAAAAGTGGTTATGTCAAGTTTGTTGGAACAAACGCATTACGGGTCAGAATTTAAAACAGAACAGGATTCCCAAATGAATGAAGATATCAGCCCATTTAAAGCATTGGACTTTATACGCGACAACGCCGCCACATACGGCGAAGCCAAGGCAAACGTTGTGTACATGACCGAATATCGCAAGACAATTAAAGCAACGCTTATGGCTTCATCCAGTGAACGGACAGAATCAGCCAAAGAAACTTACGCGTATTCACATGACGATTACAAAAAGCATTTGATTGCATTGGCACAAGCCGTTAGTGAATGCGAACGTTTGCGTTGGCTAATGGTGGCGGCAGAAGCAAAAATTGAAGTGTGGCGTAGTTTGGAATCATCAGCACGTGCAGAAGGAAAGGCAACGCAATGAAACGTTTTTCAGATAAACCACCATCCAAAGAAACCATGTTGAAAATGGCAAATTTGTATCACGATGCTTTTATTGGACGCAATGATTTTTTAATGTGGTATTACTTGCTTGCATGGGCCAATCACAAGCATTGGGTTAAATATGAATGGAATGAAACATGCTGAACATATTTGTTTATACAAAAAAGGGTTGCCCCAATTGCGTTACAGCAAAGCAAATGCTTAAAGCGCGTAACCTTAAATTTATCGAATGCGATATGGAAATTGCCGGCGTGCGCGATGCTTTTTTTGCCGTGTACCCCGATGCAAAACAAATGCCGCAAATTTTTATTAATGACCAACGCGTGGGTGGGCTTGCGGGATTGCGTGAAGCATTAAAACAATTATGAGAAAACAAACCAAACGAAAATTTTGGAAATTAATTGACCCCATACGGCATGCCATACTTGGCGCGGGTATTACGCAAGACCATTTGCTTGATAAATTGCGCATGACAGAATTAACCGCGTTGGATGCCATGACAAAAGGCATGGGCACAATTTACGATTGGCAAGAATTGGTCGACATGATGAACATTTCCGAGGTTATGGCATTGGAAGGCATTGGACCTGAAGCATTACCTTATTGCAAACGGGCACAGGAAGCATTAGAACAAGCCGCATTGCGTTATCAAACAACGCTTAGCATGGGTTTATCAGGAACAGGAATAACCGCGCTACGGGACGTTTACGAGTTCCACGATTTGCAACGCCGTAGCATCCCGCGTAGCCAATACGAAAAATTGATTGTTAAAACGCGCCAACGGATTCAAAGCAGGGCTAAAGAGGTCACCGTTTTATGAGCGACCATAACAAACGATATTTGCGCCAAACGTTAACAGTGACCGAACTTGATATATGTATGTACATTGGCAAAATGCGCCACAGTATTACAAGCAAGCAAGGAACAGAACGCAAGCAAGACGCAAATCAGAATTCATTGCAATTGTCAATTAACGGGGTGATTACGGAATACGCCGTTGCCAAAACGTTAAATCTAAATTTTGACCTTAATTGTAATTTCCGAAAATTTGGGGCTGATTTGGTTACGCAAGACGGGCGAACAATTGACGTAAAAAGCACGTACACCGCCGGTGGTAATCTCAACGCTGTTGGATGGTCTGTCGAAAAGCCATGCGACGTTTTTGTCTTAACCGAAATTCATCCAACTCATATTCGGATTGTCGGATGGATTGGGCGAGGGAAGTTTTTGCAACCTGAGAATCTAAAAGACGTTGGTCACGGCGAATTTTATTCTGTCCCTCAGACTTTACTGAACGCATTTGATGAAAAATATTACAAAGAAGCATTATGACCAAGTTGCCAGCATTGGCTGTATTTTGTGCCACTACCTCGCGCTTGGTCAATCCCCATGCGAAATTCATCACATCCGAAGATTTGGCGGTAAACGCGACAACGCGCCGGTTATCGGGTTATGTACAGAACATCATCGCGGTAACACGGGCGTCCATGGGCTTGGACACAAAGGCTTTGAACGCCATTACGGAATAAGCGAACATGAATTGTTGGAGTTAACCAACGAGGCACTTACGCGAATATCCTAGTGCTTTGTTTGTCAATAATTAACGCTTGTTTGCGTGGTGCGCGTGCGGGTTCATTTGGAATGCTTACATGCGTCCAGCGGTCAAATTCTCGAATCACTTGGTCGTATGGTAAATCCGATGCAATAATTGCACGCACCACCGCGTCAGGAGGCATGCTAGGCACGCGTATATCAGCCGCGCAACCAATACGATGTTGTGACGTATCTTTACTGCCTACGGCGTCGTTTACGGCTTTCGACCTGAACGCACTGTTGACCATAATCGGCTTACCGCCAAGAACGGTTTTGAGTTCTTCAAGGAATTCAGCCAATCTTTGAATGTTTGCAAGTTCGGTTTCATTTGGTGTGTTATCCAATTCACGGTGGTCGGTGTGTGTTAATTCGGCAAGCGTAAAGTTTGGAGTCATTTTTTAACCCTTTCAGCAATTTTTTCCATTGTGCGTCCACCAAAGTAAAACGACATGACAAGCATGCCCCATTGACCAAGTAATTCTACGTATGCACCGCGTGTTTCGTATTCAAATATGGATGCAATGGCAAAGCCAGAATAAGCAACCAATAAGAATATCAACGTCATTGGGCGAATATTTTTGGACAACCAACTGTCACTAGCCATGTCGGCTTCAACGCGTGCTGTAAGATTGTTTTGCTCGGTTTCATACAATTTGGTTTCATTAGCCAAACGAGCCAATTCACCATCTTGCGCCATCTTTGCAAGTTCAAACTGCGCTTTCGCTTTCGCCTCGGGGTCGGGAATCAGTTTGTCGATTAATTTCCCGCCTATATTCAATATCGCATCTAAACCCATCATCTTTGCTCTCCTTTGGTTTTTCAGTATCGTCTTGGTTCAGTTTGATACCACTGAGGAATCCAATCATCCCGCCAATTAGGGTACTGAATGCTGGTGAAATCATTTTGAATATTTCCGCATTGTCCACTTCCTTGGCCCACAGCCCCAACATAAAGGCGACCACCATGGCTAATACGGAGAAACACAGGGTTAGCGTTACGCAAATTGTTACTGTGTAAACCAGTTTGTCTTTGGTGTTTTGCATAATATCTGTCGGGCCATGTCATACGTATTTGTCAAAGCGGCGTGTATCTCTGAAAATTTCGAGTTCAATCGTATGTTGTCTTGCCCGTTTGTTATACAACTCAAGGTCGTATGTTTCAACGGCTTTGCGGACTTCTTCCGCTTTCAACGCTTGTTGATATTCAAATTCTAGCCGTTCTATTCGTTTTTCAAAAGCAATTGCTTTAACGTCATATTCTTTTGGGAAAACAAACGGATACCATTTATGCAACTGAATCATTTGGATTCTTTAGCCACTAATAGTTGATACAGAGATATGATGTTTTGTCGTATCTCTGAACTATCAGCAGTACCCGCCCACATGGGCAAGTTATTCCAAATGTTTGTTAATTGTTCTTTGGTGCATCGGTCGCCATGCAATTGCAACCAACGCAATAATTTTTCATGACGTTCGGTTGGATTGTGCCACGTATAAGCCAATCCATAAAATTCTGCAACGTTACATCCGCTTTGCGCAAATGCTGTAAATGCCAGAAAGACGACCACCAAATAACGCATGGTCGACTCTTTTTAACATTTATTTGGTGAAATTTGAAATGGACGCCCAAATAACGCCAGCCATACCAACAAGCATAACGCCGCATGCTTGGATAATAATACTTTCTAAACGCTTAATTCTTGCGCAAAGCATTTCATAACGCAATGTACAAATTTCCTCATGGGCTTCTAATGGTGTCGGCATTTTTTACCTTGTCAAACGTTTGAAAATCAGCATCCATAAATTGCAAATTGTTTCGCAATCGTTGGTCGTCAGGTGCTAATTTTATTGCTTCTTGCAAAAGTTGTGTGGCTTCTTCTTTTAAACCAAGATGCCATGCGCTGATGCTACCCAAATCCCAAGGTCTAGCACCCCAAACTTCGGGGTCCATTGTGTACACCAATGCCTTGTCTTTAATTTCCAATGCGGATTTAGCGGCTGAATAACATTCAACCCACAGGCTACGGCGGTAACAGAACATTGCCAGTTCGCACCAAGGTTCACGGGTGTTAGGCGCTTCGGCAATTGCTAGGCGATACCACTTATGCGCTTCTACGGATTGGCCTAATTCTTCATGCGCCTTGCCTAACAAACGCATTGCATAGCATCTTTCGTTTTGCCAATTGGCTTCGGGCATTGCAAGGTACTTATTTAACGCTGTAATGGCATCGTGCCAACGGGCATAGAAAGTTAGTTCCCGTGCGTGATAGAACGCGTTACGGGGGCAATGCGCATCTTCTTTAACGGCTAGTTCCAGTAGCGGCATATATTGACCGCGGGATTTCGTATTGTCGGGGTGATGGCTTACCAATAGCATATCGGTATGCGCATAAACTTCCGTAATACGCCCATCAGGTCGGGGGTACTCATGCACGGGGTGATGCCAATGGTATCCGTGCCGATGGTGGATTTTTTCGTAGAAGAAACTGATGCCGCAACCCCAATCAAACTTGTATCGTAGGCGGGTTGTGTTTTCTTGCCATACGCGTTCAATTTCTTCGCGCCAACCTTCTTCTAAAACTTCATCAAGGTCTAACGAAATACAAACATCAATGTCACGCGGCAACAAAGCCAATGCGGTATCACGGGCTTTATCAAAGCGCCAAGGTGAAATGCAAATGTCGTGAACCACCGCACCGTTTTCAATTGCCCTAGCAACCGTGCCATCGGTTGAACCAGTATCGGAAATTAGGATTACATCGGCATCTTTAGCAGAATCGCAAAAACGATTTACAAATTGTTCTTCGTTTTTGCTGATTGCGTAAACGGCTATCTTTAATTTTCTTGTCATGTATTGTTTTCCTATTATGGGTTCATTGGCACATAGTCGGGGTTATTGGGCCATGCGCTAAATGTTCGCGGTTCTGTAATGCCGTTTGGCAAATCGCGCAATGCTTGGCGATATGTTGCCCATTCTGTTTTCTTGGCAATTGTGCAGTCAACCGCTTGTGTCCAATCGCAAGCATTTAGCAATTGGTTGCGTGTTGCGCGAATGTTAGCCATTGCAGAATCTTTAGCCACTTGGATTTCTTCAGCGGTTAAGTTTTCAACTTGAACCATTGATACAAATTCACCATCATCATAAGCCGCACATTGCACTAACTTTTGCGTAAGTCGGTCATGCGTTTTGTATAGGCTAACTTTTTTTGCGTTGTTAGCCGCTAAAAATTCATCACTTGGGCCATTGGCACTAAATGATGTATTAACAAACAGTTCGCGGTAATCGCCTGTTGTGATTGGGTTTGTCAAAATTGCAATTTGCATGATGTTGTTTCCTTAGTATGGGCCTGTGTTTGGATATGCTTGTGTTGGCGGTGTAAAGTTTGTTGTATATCGGGCATAACCTTTGGTGATGCGTAAATCATCAATATATCCAATCCAATCGCCGCCGCCCGCTACTGCACCACCAATAGTTACATTAGATGTTGAAGTATTTAATGTTTGTGTAATTGATGTGGTTGTTCCTAAAACGCCATTTTTAAATGCGTATAAAGTATTTCCACTTCTGCAAATAGCGTAATGAATCCATACCCCTGTTGTAATTGTCCCAAGTGTTGCAGGGCCATGCAATCCTGCGGCAGAAACCCAATAAAAATCCATGCTTGAACCAACGGATTCTAAAGTATAGGAATTGTTTGTAGTTCCTCCGTTATCGGGCCATTGTGCAAATACAGCGTTATATGGGCCAAGTGCATTGGCGTAAACCCAACATTCAATAGTGAAATTACCAGAATTAAAAGATAAATTTGGCGTAGCACGGGTTGAAAGATAATCACCATTTCCATCAAATGCCAATGACCCCGTACCATACTTCACTACACTTGTAGAAATCTGTGCATTACCCACGGTTTCTAAATCGTTCATCATGGCGTTGTCAAAGATTGCGCCATTGGTGTAATTTAAAAGAAGTGATGTTCCGCTAATAGCGGTCAATGGTGCAGTCGGTGGTGTAAATGTTGTTGTGTAAAGCGCAGATGTTGTGATTCGTGCATCCGACATATATCCATTTAAGGTATAGCCTGAAGATGAATAGCCGCCAATAAAACTAATTGGAATAGCGTTACTTTGAGTGCCACTTGCAACAGATGTTCCGTTGTAGTAAATAGTAACTGTTGACCCGCTTCTTACATAGGCCAAGTGATTCCATTGGTTTCTTTGGAAAACATTAGATGCTGATTGAATTGAAGAACTGTTGCTATAAAAAGTTAATTTTCCAGTTCCTTGGTAGTCAATCATTATTTGAACTGATGCTGTGTTACTTGCAAAAACAAGAGCATAACTTCCAGAAGCGCCAGTTTGATAAACCCAACATTCAAATGTGAAATCGCCTGAATAAGTTTGTTGTGAATAACTTAAATTATCATCCGTGCCATCAAAGTACCCTGACCCACCAATCACGCTTGTGGAATAGGCGGTAGAAGCACCAAATGGGTTGAAGCGTTGAACGCTTAATGTGCCTGTGGTTGTGATTGCTAAAGCATTTGAACTGTTATCAATAAACCGATTACTTTGGTTAGTCAATAACGATGTGCCTGATATTGCCGTAAGTGGCGTAGTGCTTGGCGTAAATGAACTGGTGTAAACCGCAGTACCTTTAACAATTCTTACATTACTAAGATAGCCAGTTAAAGGCCCGTCAGTTTTACCATCTGATATAACGCCGTTAATTATTCCAACACTTGAAGCACCATAAGTAAAAGATGTTGTGTAAGTGCTTCCAACTTGAGTTCCGTTTAAGAACATTCGAACAGAGTTGCCATTTCGTGTAACTGCAACATGATTCCATTGCCCATTGTTCCAAGTAACAGAAGTAGCGGAAATTCTAGAATTTGTGTTTTCAAACCATTCCATCGTGTTATTTGATGAACGATTAAAAACAAGCCCCCACCATCCCGAAGAACTAAATGTATTATCTTGTCCAATTGGGTCACATCTAGTTGTTTGATTTGAGTTAATCCAAAACTCAATTGTAAAGTCGCCTGTTCCAAAACTAAAACCTGATGCAGACGTAGCAGTTGTTAAATAGTTTCCAACACCCCCAAAATAAACACCCCAATTAGACCCATAAGGCGAGAAAGAACCTTGAGTTGTATTGCCGTTTCGGGTGATCGTGAAGTTGTTTGTACTGCTATCTAAGAACGTATTGTTTTGTGCGCCATTAGTCCCATCACCATGCAATAGCATAGTGACGTAGTTAAATTGTGGGTCAGGGCCGCCGCCCGATGGTGTAGAAGTTTTAGATGCCGCAAACATTCAAACCCCTTATGGTGTGTAGTTCTGACCAACTGTAACGCCATACCAATTCGTTCCATCGCTAAAGAACGAATAAATATCTTGCCTACTTGCGGTTGATGTAATCGTTGGCGCAGTACCGCCCGCCCATTTAACCGTTGACCAAGTTACGGTACGCGAACCCGTTGCATCTTGCTTTAAAAACATGATGAACGATTTGCCGCTAACCGCGCTAGGCATTGTGATTGTTGCGTTTCCTGTTAGGGTAATAATCTGAACCGTACCATTGGTTAACGCCAAAGTAATTGCGGTTGAACTATTAGCCGTGTATGGCGTTTCGGTGTAGTTAGTTACCGCAGGGTTTGTCAATGGTTGACCTGATGGCAAATCGGCAACATCACCGCTTTGCAATTCTTGAATTGTTGTTCCGTTAAGAACTAATGGGTATCGTGCAGTCATTTTTTACCTCAATAAACGGGTACATTGATTGTTGTGCCACCGTGATTTAAAACGGCAAGATAACCTCCCGCAATAGCCACTTGTACAGTAGTTAAAGCATAGGTTAATACTGGCAAGAATGTGTTTAACGAACCTGATGGACCAGTGGGTCCTGTGCTACCAGTCGGACCTGTTGGTCCAGCCACAGTTGATGCAGAACCAGTCGGTCCAATATTTCCTGTGGGTCCAGTTGGGCCAACATTTCCTTGAACACCCTGAATTCCCTGTACGCCTTGCGGTCCAGTTGGTCCGGCAACTGTACTGTCAGCACCCGTAGGGCCAGTCGCACCAGTTGGACCAGCGACCGTGGATGCCGCACCAGTCGCGCCAGTCGGTCCAGTGGGTCCCGCAACAGTGCTATCTGCACCAGTTGGTCCGGTTGGTCCAGTTGGTCCAACATTTCCATTTGTGCCGTTTGCGCCAGTGGGTCCCGTAGGTCCAATATCGCCCTGCACGCCTTGAATTCCTTGAATTCCTTGTGGTCCGGTCGGTCCAACATTTCCCTGACTTCCCTGACTTCCAGTGGGTCCAGTGGGTCCGACATTTCCCTGTGCGCCAGTTGGTCCAACATCGCCTTGATTTCCAGTTGGTCCGACAGCACCCTGTATGCCAGTGGGTCCCGTAGGTCCGGCAACAGTTGAATCAGCACCAGTTGGACCAGTTGCGCCTGTTGCACCAGTTGGGCCAACAACACCAACGGATTGCAATACGGCAATCAAATTATGATTGTTTGCAAAACCAGTTGTACCCGTACCCGCAGAAGTTACCAACGTAACAGGGCAAGTAACCGAAGTGTTTGGTATTGTTGTCGGGTTAGCAGTTAAAACCCATTTTTGATAATTACCTGAATTGTTTGCATCTTGCAAAATGATGTTGTCGTTTGTTTTTAAGAAACCTAAGAACAAATCAACATCAATTCCGTTGCTTGTTAAATGGCTAAAAACAAGTTCGGTTGCTGATGTTTGTGTCGCATTATTCCAATACACATCACCTGAATTTGGTGTGCCTGATGTTTGAGTTGTATCGGCTAAATATTGGTAATACGAAGATGATTGACCGTCAGCACCAGCCGCGCCTGTTGGTCCTGTCGGACCAGTCGGTCCTGCTACTGTGGAATCCGCGCCAGTCGGTCCAGTCGGACCAGACGCACCTGTTGGTCCAGTAATTTCGTTGCCTTGCGCACCTGTCGGACCAGTTGGTCCAGTAATGCTGTTTCCCTGTGTGCCCGTGGGTCCGGTCGGTCCAACAGCGCCAACTTCGCCTTGAATGCCTTGCACGCCTTGTGGACCAGTTGGTCCAGCGACAGTTGATGCGCTACCTTGCGCACCAGTTGGTCCAGTCGCGCCTGTGGGTCCGGCAACCGTAGAATCCGCGCCTGTGGGTCCAGTTGGTCCAACGTTGCCCTGATTGCCAGTAGGTCCAACGCTTCCAGTTGGTCCAACATTTCCAGTTGGTCCAGTTGCGCCAATATTTCCTTGTGCGCCAGTGGGTCCAACTTCTCCCTGTATTCCTTGAATTCCCTGAACGCCCTGTGGTCCGGTGGGTCCAACATTTCCAACACCACCTTGCGAACCAGTGGGTCCAGTTGCGCCAGTCGGTCCAGCAACAGTGGATGGTGAACCCGTTGGACCCGTTGGTCCAGTTATAGATGTACCAGATGAACCAGTCGGACCCGTTGGTCCTTGGACCGTACTAGGCGCACCAGTTGGGCCTGTTGGACCAGTTGGACCGCTACCTTGGGGACCCGTTGGACCAGTTGCACCGCTAATTGCTCTATCAATTCTTAAATCAATTCGGGGCTGTGGCGTTACTTGTAGGTTTACATTGTTGCCATCTTGAACAATAACTTTGATGTTGCTCATAAAACAATTACCCCATCGCTACGAACCAAGAACAACAAGAAAATAATTGAATCATCTGGTGGCGTAGAACCAACTTGCGGGAAACTTACTTTAACGCGACCTGAATAACCAACGGGGTCAGTGGCGTTAATTTCTAATTCGGGGTCTGTACTCATTAACGACCATGCGCCAGCGTCAATTACCAACGTGCATGAACCGCTTGCGGCAACAATGTTAGTAACTGTTAATGGAATGGCTGTTGGGGTAGGCGTGTAATCAGCAATATCAAATGTCAAACCATTGCGTGTATCAATAATATTAGACAATTGACGACGGACAATTTGCGCGTCAATGGTTGCGCCTATCAAATTAATTGGTGCGCCAGTTACGGAATTGGTAAACGTGAGATTCCAATACGTTTGTTGGTCCCAAACCAATTCACCCGCGAGAATGGGGTTGTCAAACCCGCTGACTTGAGCAAGGGTATTTTTATTGAAAATCGCCATAGCGGTTCCCTAAACTTAGATAGAACATCCGCAATTCTTGCGGGCTAGTGGTGTCTTGTTTTTTGATATTTTAGCCACCCATGTAAATACACGCAATCTGTTTTACTTCGGTTGGGCTAGAAAAAGTTACCGCTTCACGGGCTTTTGCAATTGTGTAACTATAAAACATATCATCCGCTTGTTTCATACCTTTGCCAGCCGTATCGCTTGCAACAATAAAATCACCAACGGCAATGTCGCCACCTTGACCACAAACATTGATTTTTCCCTCACCAATAGCATTAACGCCAATTGGTCGATACGTGTCATAGATATTGGCGTATTCGGGTTTCATAACAAAATTGTTCATTGAA